TCCAGCACAGAGGGAATGGCAGAGCTGCGGCTTCCTGATCCGTTGCGCAGAGCGTTTCTACAAGGAGTAGGATGACCATAAAAGAGGTAGCCAGCTTCTTAGATTGTCACCCTACTTGGTCTCCTACCTTTGCGATTAACGTAAAAGGGAAGTACATTATGGATGGGTTTCTTGATACTGAGGGTAGGTGGGTTAGTACTGAGACTGTGAAGTGCATTTTCATGCTCGCACATAATAAGGATACTTAACTGAAACGCCTGCTAGCACAAATCGACAAGGTAATCGCGTGGCTGCAAGCGCGTGTGGTAGCACTGTTGGCTAAACACTAAGGTGAACGTAGAAATTCAGCCCGTACTGCTGTCCCACCCCCTACCGCTGCTGCTACTGCTATTTCTGAAATACTCTCAGGCTTCAACCCCAAAGACCCTGCTACTATCCCTATTGTTGAGACCTCAGTAGAGCAGTCTACCAAGCTACTCTTCCTACAAATGAATCGAGTGCAAGAGGAGTTCATACGAATTAAGAACCCTCAAGGTAGAATGCCGCGTACCCGGTTGTTTGAGGGGGCTAACCAATCAGGTAAGACTACCCTTGGAGTAGCTGAGGACTTAGCTCATGCTATGGGCTATCGTTGCTGGTTAGACACCAATGACCCAGACTTTCGTATTCGTATCAAAGTACCTAACGTAGGAATGGTAGGTTGTGAAGTAGCCGGGCAGACTCTAGCTCAGCGTATTGAACCTTTATTCCGTGAGTTCATCCCACCTCAATGTGAAGCTGAATACGAAAAGTATAGCGACGGCTCAATGAAGTCAGTCACGCTCCGCTATGACTACTTTGGTAACCGGTGCGGATCAAAGATTCACTTTCGTTCCTACGTACAAGGAGCCGATACCTTTGAGGGTCTGATCTTCGATTGGATTCACTGGGACGAGCCGCCCTCCCAAGCTATCCTTAACGCAGCGTCCCGTGGTAAGATGGCCTCCAACGCTCCTTCCTGGTTCACCATGACTCCCCTTAAGGAACCATACATTTACGACATCTTTAGTGTAAATGCATATAATAATGATAGTGGGGGAACTGATGAGGAAGTAGCTATCTTTCGTTGCAGCGTCTGGGAGAATTGCCAGGATTACTGCCGTAATTGTGACCTCACGATCCCTGAGAACACCCCGGACGCAATGGAGGCTGCTGGCCTCCAAGCAGGCTCCACTCGACCTCGTAATAAGTGTCCTCAGTGTAAGCGTATCCTTGGCTTCATGCCCAAGGCTGGTATTGACAACTACCTCAAGACTATCACCGATGAGGATGAGCGCGAAGCTCGTGAGGAAGGTAAGTGGAAGCACCTCAGTGGCTCAGTCTATAAGAAGTTCAGCAGGGCTACACACGCCTACGATGACTTTACCATTCCTCGTGATTGGATGCGTATTGAAGCTGTTGACCCTGCCGACTCAAAACCAACACGCTGGTTATTTGGTGCGGTATCACCAGAGGATATTACTATAAATGGTAGGGCAGCTAACCGTATCTATTTCTACACTTATCTTCTACTTGATGGCAGCATTGATAGTATGGTTCGTGCTGTGAAGGTCAGGCGTGCTGAACACGACTATAAAGAACCAGCAATGGTTATCCTTGATGCCAAGTTTGGCACACGAACGGTTCATACCGCAGAGGCTGAGACATCGTGGGAAGAGGAGCTTGTCAAGGCCGGGATTAAGCATATTATTATTAGTCAAAGTGCTCCGGGTGACGTAGCTCTAGGACATAAGCGAGTTAAGGAATACCTTGCTTCCCACTACAGCAAAGTTAAGGGTGTTGAGTTCCCCGGTATGTTATTTGCTAGCCAAGGTTGTAGCGGACAGCGTAGCCCCATTCAAGACATGAGTAACTATCGCTGGCAAGAGGGCAAGGAAAAGCCAGAAGAGGGTTTCAAGGACTTCCCCGACTGTGTGCGCTATATTGCCTTAGAGCAACCTTTGTATAGTGTGCAGAAGTTGGATGACTACGAGGCACCTATACTCCCACCACAACAATATAATCCTCTCTATTATGGATTAAACATGGGAGGTGCATAATGATAACCCACGTACAAAAGGATGCTGATGGTATTATAAAGATGATTACTCTGACAGCTCAAAGCACCAACGACAGCACAATACTAGCTAGTCTATATACAGACTACCTTCAGAATGAGTCTGATGGTCAATGGCCTCAGTTACCATCGAGTGATAAGGTGGAAGGATAAAATGGCTCCAGCGATTGCGTTCCTACCATTGATAGCTGCCGGTATAGGTGCTGCTGCGACTGTTGCAACAACGCTCGACAGGCCCAGTGCTCCCGCTGCCTCTACAGTAGTAGAGAACCAGACTCAGCAAGCTCAAGCTCAGCAGGCAGCAGCTATAGCACAAGCATCAGCGTTAGAGAAACGTAGAGGGATGGCATCAACAATCTTGACTAGCCCGATGGGAGCTGGATCAGGTCAGACAACTTCAGCTACATTAGGAACTTAACATGAATTTTGAAACGCCCGAACCAAGAGCCTAGTCATGTATCCAACCTTTGCCGCAGAACGCTACTACGCTAACCTGATGGGATACTCTCCTTCTAAGATAGATAAGAAGCGTTCTAGTGACCAGAAGGCAAAGGATTGTCAGAAATACTTACAGATACTCTCCTACCAACGCCTCCCTTGGGAGCCAATGATTGATAACATTATTATGTATGTCAATCCGGGGCGGCGTTTCATCCAAGCCGACCGTGACTCAGAGCCTGGTCAGCAAACAGGTCAAGCTATCTACGATGACAGCGCAGTAATAGCCTGCAACATGCTAGTAGATGGCTTAGTAGGCTACTTGCTCCCGCGTAACCAGCCTTGGTTTGGCTTAGAGCTACCCGGTAAGTTTAACTTCCCCCAAAGTAGCGGTATGCGTTCATGGTCTGGCAAACGTGTAGACAGCTACCCCCAAGTTCAACGCTGGCTTCAAGACTCCCAAGACGTAATGTACTCAGCCTTCAACCGCTCTAACTTCTACGACGTATCCAGTGAGTTTATGCGTGATGGAGTTAGCTGCGGTACAGCTCACATCTTGAGTGAAGAGGACATTCCTAGAGCCTCAATAGTATTCACTGTTCCTCACTTTAGAGAGTGCTTCATAGCTAAGAATCAGTTTGGTAGAGTAGATACTTGGTATCGTATCTATAAGATGTCACTACGCCAATTAGTTGAGAAGTTTGGGCTACCTGCCATGATTGATGCTGACCCTGACTTCAGGCGTCAATACGAATCGAACATGTACTCCGAACGCGAGATTCTACACGCTATCTACCCACGCAGTGACTTTGAGCCTAACCGTGTAGATGCTCTTAACAAGCGTTGGGAGTCAATGTGGGTCTACCGTAAAGGTGGCAAGATACTAGAATCCCGTGGTTCTTCTACTACGCAAACTGATGATGCCAAAGCCCTCTCTCAAGGTGGCTATGACTCTCCACCAATGACTAGCTGGCGCTGGAGAGCTAACAATGACGAAATCTATGGTCGTGGCCCAGGACATGACGCTTTCATTTCAGTAGCCCTCAGCAACCAGATGGGACGAACGAACCTCATCACAGCGCAGAAATCAGCAGAGCCTCCACTAGGTGCTTGGTCAAACCTACGTAACTCCATTCAATTCGGCCCTAATGGAGTCACCTACATTGATAAGAACAGTAGCCGTGGCGACATTCGCCAAGAGATGCCTGTACCACTCTACAATGGTGTGAGCAACCTACCATTCAATGTAGAGTTTCAAGACCGTGTACGCCAAGCTATCACCCAACACTTTCATAGTGAAGTATTCACAATGGTGTCTCAGCTTACTGCCGGTGGAAAGTTAGACCGCCCATTAACTGAGCAAATTGCTGAACTACAAGGTGAGAAGGCAGCTATACTAGGTACTCGCATAGGCAACCTGCAATCTGAGTTACTTGACCCAATTATATACCGAGTCTATTCCATAGAAGCTGCTGCGGGGCGTATTCCATCACCACCTGACATCCTCTTGGAAAGTATACACGGTGCTGTGGAGGTTCAATATCTTGGCCCCTTGGCTCAAGCACAGACACGCCTTAACAAAGTCCGCTCCATCATGACATTCAACAATCTAATTGAACAGATAGCACAACGCAATCCTACTGTGATTGACGTAGTAGACTCCGATCAAGAAGCAAAGGAACTCTCAGATGCAGTAGGATATCCAGTGTCATGCTTACGTGATCCTCGTGCGGTAGCTCAGATTCGTCAACAACGTAACAAGATGCAACAGCAG